ATGATCTGCTAGACTATCTCATCTGGGATGAAGAATACAATTGGCCTATTGATCCTTATGCTTATCATGCATTGGATCCAGATCACGAAACACCTTATCTATCTGTTCCACAGCATTTTAAATTTAATGTATATGAAACTGGATCGTATGCTACCGCTGAGATCGTTGGCAGTATTAAACAGTCTGCTATTCTTGCCAAAAAACGCCAAGATGAAGGTGGATTGCCATTAAATAAGCAAATTTGGGATAAAATTAACCAGTATAGTCTTAACGAAGGTCTATCTGGTGCTGTTATTGAAAACTTGAATATCACGGAGTAATATTATGTACTTAACTACAAGAAACTTTATGGAGTGGATTCAGCACTATAGTGAAGTAACTCAATCTTCTATTGTGTTATTGAGAACTATTGGACCAGATGGTGTTGATGATGCTACTAAAGCAAATTCTATCTATTCAGCATATTATTTGAATATGCAGTCTGAGAATCCAGCAATATTTGACAAACTATTGTACAATGAGTTTACATTTGTAGAATTTACTACTGAAGAGTCAGCAGATGACTTCTGTAGAGAGAATTTTCCCAATAGTAAACCAGATGATACTGACTATTTTATTCAATATGTTATTTTTAGTAATGGATTGTATGTTAGAGGAAATGATGGGATGACTGGACTCCGAGAACCAACACCAGAACCACTTCCATAACTGGACTAGACCGCCCCACAAGGGCGGTTTTCTGCTATAATAATAGGGTAGTCAGCAAGGCATTCATGCTCACCCTTCGTCCTCACCAGCAGCGAGCACTTGCTGCTCTTGAGAACAATTCCTTTGGTCAGGTCATTGTCCCCACAGGTGGTGGCAAGACTCTCGTTATGATCAAGGACACTGAGCGTCGTTTGCTCGCTTCCACCACGCCACAGACTATTGTAGTGGTCGCCCCACGTATTCTGCTGGCAAACCAACTGTGTGATGAGTTCTGGAATGCTCTCAACGGTACTGTAAATGCTGAGATGTTTCACGTTCATAGTGGTGAGACTTCTTTCGCTAGCAGCACTAAAGTTCAACAGATTCAGTGCCATCATGCTGTCTGTAAGACTGCTGGTATTCATGAGATTATATTCACCACATACAACAGTCTCCGTCGTATTGTAGAGTCTGACATTGATATTGACTGTATCTATTACGATGAGGCACACAATGCTGTCCGTCGTGATTTCTTTGAGTCTGTACTCAATGTTGAGTCTAAGTCCTACTATTTCTTTACCGCCACACCTAAGCACACTCGTAATGCTTACGGACGTGGCATGAACAATAGCACAGTATATGGTCCTGTGCTTGAGAATGTGCCTGCTCCTGAACTGCTCAACAACGGTAGCATTCTTGCTCCTGAGGTTATATCCTATGAGGTTGACTTCGAGCGAGTCAAGGGTCAGTTCTCCTATGAGTCTGACAAAGACACACTCACCAATCTAATTGAAGACATTGATGCTGATGGCAACAAGATCCTGATCGCTGCTCCTAGCAGCAAGATCATGTTTAATCTGCTTTCCAAGACAACTGTTCTTGACTTCTTCCATGAGAAGGGTTATGATGTGCTCCACATCACCAGCAAGTATGGTGCTTATGTGAACAAGACTAAGGTCAACCGTGAGCAGTTCTTCGACACGTTCAATGCTTGGGGTAAGGATCCAAACCGTAAGTTTGTGATCTTCCACTATAGCATCCTGTCTGAAGGCATCAACGTTCATGGTCTAACACACTGTGTGTTCCTTCGTCAACTCGATGTCATCCAAATGGCACAAACTGTTGGTCGTGTCATACGTCTTAACAAAGACGACGCTGCTGACATTGCTTGTGGTAAGATTATCCCAGGCAAATTCGACATGTACCGTAAGTCTTGTGGCAAGGTCATCGTACCTGTCTTCAAGAACTACGGTGCTCACACTATCAAACGTCTCCAAAACCTTGTCGAGACTATCTTCGTCAAGGGTCTTCCTGCTGTTTCCGTCACTGTCTGATGATCTCAACTCGTATCCCTGGTCACCAAATTCTCGATTGGCATCAAACTATGGGTCTCTTGGATAACAAAGAGACTCTACTATCTGGTGGTGATGCTATTCGATCCAAAGTAAATACCGTTGAAGTATCATGGGAAGAAGCATCTAACTTTTATAATTCTCAGTCTACAGCTGATCGTGCCATGATACGTAAGTCTGGTCAGCAGGGTCACCTTGGTTGGTGGGATCCAGTCAGTGAATCATTGACAGATAATCCTACACAACAGCGTGGTATTCTTCTGTGTCAAATGTATCTTAAGCAAGATCGTAAGTGTGCTTATACTTCGAGTGGACCACATCATATTCTTGACTTACAGGTTGAGCATATCTCACCTAACGGTGGAGATCATCCAGATAATATGATCTTGACTCTGTACAATGTCAACGAGAATCGTAAACAATCCACCATGGAGGTGTTTGTTGATCGTTGGCAGAAACGTGCTGACAAAGGAGAGACAGAGTTTAACAGTTGGTATGCTGATACTCTCAAAGCATCTGCTAAAGGACAGAAAGAGAAGGTCAAGATCCTCGCTATGGATGAGGAAGATCTGGCAAAGTTTGCTCCTATGTGTGCTAAACGTTATGAGAAATACATGTGGCGTAATGTTGGTATGTCATCACTACAACCATTTCGTTTGACTAAGAAGGGAGAAGTACGTTCTGGTGGTAGTCAAGGCAACTACAAACCAGTTCTCAATACTATTCTACACGAACACTTGTATGGTGACAAGGAATTAGCACAACAGATGTTCAGTGCTATACGTGTTGCCGCTTCTAGTTATGTCAACGGAAGAATCAACAACGACACATATGCATCTATTATGTGTGACTGTCTAGACTTGTCAGATCACCAACCTGTAGGATATAATAGAGATAAGTTTACTGCCAAAGTTCTTCGTAGCACCTATTCATGGCCCCATCTCAAAAAGTAACTAATCATTCTCTCTACCGCTATGCTGGTGGTAAGAATCGAATGAAGAAAGATCTGATCAAGATCATTCGTGATGTCAATCCTGGCATTGAATATCTTGTGTCACCCTTCTGGGGTGGCGGCAGCACTGAAATGCTGATCGCCAGTGAGGGCGTCAAGGTCCAAGGTTATGACGTGTTTCGCCCACTAGCAGACTTCTGGGAAATTGTGGTGGGCAATGGTGGTGCTGCTATCCTTGCCGACATGGCAGAGGAGCATTTTCCACTAGTTGACAGTGATCACTACAAATCATTCCTTCCAGGATTAGATAGTGAGGACAAGTGGGAGCGAGCACTCTCATTCTACCTTACAATCAAGGGTTCGTACTCAGGTAAGATCGGATGTTCTACTGTTCGTAGTAGAGCAGAGTTCAGATTAGTGGGTGTGAATAAACTTAGGAATTTCCATGCTCCCAACGTGTCGTTTGCCTATGGCAGTTGCTTCGACACCATCCCAGCACATGAAAATGACTTCTTGTACCTGGACCCACCATATTATGAGACTGTGAGTCATTACTATGGTAAAGATGGTGCTCTTCACAAATCATTTAACCATGAACAGTTCTGTGAGACACTGAAGCAACACAAGGGTGGGTTTGTGATGTCCTATGATAATAGTGACAGTGTACGTAATCTTTATGAGGGATGGACTGAGTTCAGGTATCTTACATTCCCTTACCAAATGTCTGGCACCAAGCGTTACGATAAGACTGAATTGGTTATTGTTAAATACCCTGAGAAGGCGAAACCTTACGTCGGTGCTTTGGAGGCATTTCTGGTATGAATGTAGTAAAACATACAAAATACATATGGGAACTGGAAAATTTTATACCAGATGATGAAATTGATCACTTTCTTGGTATGTTTCAGTTTTATGATCCTTCACTTATAGAAACTTTCCGAAGTAAAGGAAGGGATAATGATACATATGTGATTGATAATCACCCTGATCTAGATTCTATGGGGTGGAAATGGATTAACGCTGCCAATGAATATTACATAAGAGAAAATCCAGTAATTTTTTATAAATGGGACAAACATCAATTGCTTTCCGTGGGTAATTCCAAAACTCAAGTTTGGAAAGGAAAAAATATAATTCGTATGTATAATGAGAGTGATTCATATGAATGGCATGGAGATCAATCACCAAATGATCATGCTGAGTTTTCTTACATAATCTATTTAAATGATGATTTTGATGGTGGCGAAACACGATTCCTGAATGATAAGTTGACAGTAACACCGAAGAAAGGAACAGTATTATGTTTTCCTGTTGATCACTATCATATTCATAAAGGAGTGAAAGTATCAGGAGGACATAAAAAAATTCTGTGGAACTGTCTTTATCGTCATGAAATAAACATGGTTAATAAAGAACCATATCTTGTTGCCATAAATGTTCCAAGATCTTCTAAAAGGTGTATATGGTAAGTATATACTACGGTGTATTACTGTCAATATTTGCTATTGTGATGTTGTTGATTGTTGTTGATCCAAATGTTGGCATGTATTTAGATTTAAAATTTCGACAATCAATGCTAGAACTCAAGAGATACTATTATATTATAACTTTTGGTACAGTAATCAAATATCAAAATTGGAAACTTAAGCAAAGATTCAAAAAAATACAAAAAGATCTTGGTGAAACTAATGAGTGATAAATTATCAGATTATGTGATGGTTGGTAATGTTTTTACGCCAGAGCAATGTCAATGGTACATTGAGAAATTGAATCAACATAAATGGCAACCTCATAGATGGTTTCAGAATGATACATCTGAATATGTTTATAGGAAAGATTTCGATACAACATATGATTCTGAATTACAAAATACAATGAAGGATCCTATTTTAAAATTTGTTTACAAATACTATGATGATCATAGAGAGCCTGGTGATACATCAGCATATTATTCTGGGATTCGATTTAACAGATATAATGAGGGAGAAAGTATAAAACTACATATAGATCACATTCATAGTTTATTTGATGGAAAGAAGCGTGGTATTCCTGTGCTTAGTTTTGTTGGAGTATTTAATGATGACTATGAGGGTGGAGAGTTCATGTTATGTAATGAAGAGATTAAACTGAAGCAGGGAGATTGTATTGTATTCCCGTCTGTATTTCTCTATCCACATGAAGTTAAACCTGTTACGAAAGGTACACGATACTCATGGGTGATGTGGTCGTGGTGAAAATGTGGTATAATACTATGACACGGAGAACACTATGAGTGAAATTGATTGGAGTGCTGAGTATTCTAGACAACGTAAGGACAGAATGCAAGATGCTATCGAAGACTATCTACATGATTCTAAGGTAGATGCCAGACGTACTTACGAAGAAATGCTATCATGTATCGATGATACTATTAAGCATCATAAAGAAAATCTAGAGAAAGCAGTAAATTTGAAGCAATTGATGTTAGGATACCGAGACATAGACCTAAATCTTCCAGAGAGATACTAACTACCATGCTTGATCTTGAGTCACTATCACATGAAATGAAGGAAGCACTATCAGAAGATTGTGAGGACTATCTGCTTCATCGTAATATTCCTCTTCATTCACACTCATACGATAATATTATTATACAGGCCCTTCGTGAAGGATATCAGATGGTAGGATTTGACCGAGGACCACACTCTAGACTGAATTATGACAAATCAAACTATTAATGTACCACTGACAACTTCACAGATTCGTTTCCTAATGGATATGGTGATTGTATGTCATCTCGATAACGTTAGAAAATCCATGGTACTACATGATGTTAATGACGCTGCTGTTTACGACCAGTTGTGGAACTGTCTGCCAGAGGGTGACAGACCATATTGATATAAGTACTATGGTTGTATACCACATCACAACATGACTCAAGCAGAAACTGCAATGGTTGATGAGATGAAATCTCTCATCAAAGATCAAAATGAACTGATTTGTATTCAAGATGGTTACATTGAAGAGTTGCAACAGCAGATGAGCGACATGGTAAATAAAGAGTATGATTGTTAAACCAACCCCACCTGAGAATTATTATGGTTGCTCCGATGCCTGGTCAAGAGAACACAGTAGAGGAAGTAGACATGTTCCCAGTAGGAACTGAAGTAACATTTAAAAATTTTCATGGATGGGTCAAATTTTGTGATCCAGAGACAGGTACATGTAGTATTTGTATCAAAGTATTTGAACACGATCCAGCACGTAATGTGTGTATGATTGTATCCAAGAATGACATGCAACATGTTGTTCCCGTTGTAGGTAATCACTCCCGAAGTTAATTATGAAGTACGCTGTAGTGTACATGACGCCCAAGAAGAAGAAACTTGTTATGGAACAAGCAGTATTCTACAATCTTGATGATGCTTCCAAGTGGGAGCAACACATCAACAAGACACAACACCTTAAAACCGAAATCATCCCAGTATTTGAATCATGAATGAATTTGAAGGCGACATTTTCAATGACTACGAGCTCCGTGAAAGTATCATCCGTGAGATGAGTGAACAAGAATTGTGGGAGACACCTGAGACCCTACCAGAAGACCTTCTAGCAGACTTCTGAGGTAACCACCTTACATAGTGTCACACGACCCCTTCAGGATGCCCCTGGAGGGGTTATACTATATTCATACCAAACGAACCAGACATGCAACTCACCACACTCGTCACCACCGTTGATTTCTTCCCTGAGGCATTCATCGCTGAAGAGTCTGGCACTGTCGTCAAGCGTTTCCAGAAGCGTGTCACCTTCAATGCTAACGGTCTCAAGTCCTACAGCACCGTCACAGCACTCACAGCACGTAACGAGTGGGCAGAGCGCCTTGCTAACGGTGCTGAGGTGACTGACCTTAACCTTGAGCAGATGCCACGCTCCGAGTACCTTCCAATGGCAGTTTGATGAGAATCACCCAGTATATCCTGAGCGGCATCTTTGCTATTGTCGCTCTCACTTGCTATCTGCTATTCTTAGCAGAGCGTGATAGTAAGATGATGAACTATTATGACTCAACCATTGAAAGAACTGCCAACTGATTTTCCTCATCAACCACCACAAGGTTTCACATACTATGTTAAAGAGCATAAGACCAACGTCGTTGGCATTTGGATTAGGAATCACGCTAGGTATAGCTACACTAATGATCCTATCGTCTCTATCTGGGGATTCTACAACACAAAAAAGCAATGTTACATTGCCCCAATTAACCACAAACGTCCAGGTAAACCAGTAGACTTAAGTTCTACTACGGCATACTCTGCTATGCCACTACTCAAATCATACGTAGAACAATGACTATCCCAGACACCATTTCATTTGAAGATATGATTGAACAGTTATGTGCTGATCGAGAGTTTGTTGCTGAATGTGAGGAGAACAATCGTAAGTGGGATGAAGAAGCAGCGGCAGAGTTGGAGATTACTATTGATGAATTGTGGGAGAGACTTGGGATAGTGTGGCATGAAACTAGACAGTAAAGCGAGAATATTAGGTAGTATTGGTGTTATCACTGCCTATTTTGTTATTCTTCATGTGAATGTAATTACTGGTGTTGTGTTGAACTGTGTTGCTGAATTGATTAGCATCCCATACTTTATCAGAACAAAGTCATGGGACGTGGTGATCATGGTAGTCTTCCTATTCATGATCAGTGTGTCCAAGGTGACAGTTGGGTAAGTGACCACTGAACCCCCGCAGGGCATCCAAATGCCCTATACTATATTCATCAGCACGGGACACACCACATGACAGTCACAGCAGTCAAGCACTCCCACTACAAGATCGAAGTTGATTTCGTTGAGTCTCCACAGCACCCTATCACGTACTTCCGCAAGTGTGGCAAGTGTACGACTGCCAAGGGCATGGAGAGGCAGCATGATCGTATAGTCAATGAGGCATGTGACGCTTGGAGAGACTACGGTTTCCGCCGTCTTACCGTGTCCGTTGTGCCAGCGAGCGAAGTGCCCACCGACCGACCCACATGGCACTAGATGCCCTATAATTAATTCATCAACACAAACGACATGACTGCTTCCTTCACCGACTACGTTGCCACTCAAGATGCTCGTAACAGCATCCAACTGAAGGTACGTGAGTATTCCTTGATGCTCTGTGATGCTCTTGAAGACAACTTCAGGTCACGTAATCGTGGTGCTGTCGCTGGTCGCCCTGCTCCCGAGTACAAGTTTACTATAGAGTCTGGACGTAAGTATCACAAGATCATGATGACTACTGATGGTGGTTCTCGTTCAGTTCATGCTTTTGTTGACATGAAGACAGGTGAACTGTACAAAGCAGCGTCATTCAAAGCACCTGCTAAGAATGTACGCTTCAATTTACTTGTAATCACTGATCGTGAGTGGTTGCTAGAACATGCTGACTGGGCAGGTGGTTATCTTTACGCCCGTTGATGTTGACATTTGTTGACATCCATGCTAAATTACTCTGTAACCTCATTTCTCTTTGACTCTCATGTATTACGTTGTTGCTGGCGACATCGCTTATGTCATGGATTCTATTGACGGCACTCCTTATGGTGCTGCTGTTAACACTGACGGTACTATCGATTGGGATTGTACTTTTGACTTTGATCCCCGTATGGATGAGGAACTTATGGAGCATACTGCTCATGTACTCCACCATCTCAAACAAATCGCTCAACTCACTCAAGAATACAACAAGGTATTTGTCAAATGAAAAAACTCGACTATATCTCGGACCTGTTCGCTCCGATTGATTATGTTACTACACCAGTACGTATCATGCCACGTGCTGATCTTGATGAAGACATGGTTAAGAAGTTCTGGCGTTATCATGGACGCTTTCCAAATGACTTCGCCCGTGCTATTGTAGAGATCCTGCCAAAGGGTACGACCTTTGTCAGTTACGACCACCTTGCTAACTCACTCACAGTAAAATGACTAAACTACAACAAGAACAAGAGTCTGTCTCCTCACAAGTTGATGTTATCATGAAGAATCGTCAGCGTCGTTTTAAATTACTTATGAATAAGGATCGTACTCTCGATGCTATTGCTGTGGGTGAGGAGTTCATGGAGTGGATGATGCTCGATCAGGAAGATTGTACGGAAGAGATTCTGTATTTCCGCATCGAGGATCTTCAACAGGTATGAAGAAGCATGTACCTATTATACAACCACAAGCATGGGCAACTTATGATACTTGTCTTCCTGCTGAATTATGTGATGCTATTGTAGAACACTTCGATGATCTTCCTGTAATAGCAGGCACAGCACAATCAAAAAAAGGACATCGAAGGTGTGGTTTAACATGGACTAATCCAGACAACTGGGTTGGTCCATTTTTGTGGAAATATATACAACAAACTAATGATAGAGTGTTTCAGTATGATATTACGGAAACACATATGACTGAGATACACAAATTGGAGTATCGTGTTGGTCATTACTATCATTGGCACGTTGATGATGATATTAATAGTCATCTTCAGTATGCCTCACCACCATTCGGTGTGGCAAGACAAAATATCACAGAATATGTACGGAAACTATCATTCTCATTACAATTGACCGATCCAAGTGAGTATACTGGTGGTGATGTACAGATCATTGATGATACAATCCTCGAAAAAATGGTGACAATTCCCAAAGAACGTGGTACACTGTGTATATTCGACTCTAGGACACGTCATAGAGTCAAACCAGTTAAAACTGGTAAACGTTTTGTACTCGTTGGATGGGTATTAGGACCACGTTGGAAGTAAACTATGAAAAACTATGTAATTGGATTGCTCACTGCCTTATCACTAGGCACAGCACATGTAGCACTCGCTAATGAAGATAAGATCACACAAGGATATAATTCTATGGATGCCATGGGATGTATGTTGTTGGGTGAATGTACTGATGGTGTCAAGAAAGTATATTCTATGCTTGATATCTCATCAGAATATGATAACACGGAAGAATTCACTGGTGTGACTGGTGAGTTTCATAATATGCTACACTCACTCAATCAAGTTGGTGTGAATGTATTCCTTGCTGATGAGAAGTATTTCCCACACGGTCATCGTGGTGTCTATCACACAGTCAGTAACAACTTCTTCCTGAATAAGGATTATATGGGTAAACCTGGCACACTGATGATGGTGATGAGACATGAAGGATGGCATGCAGCACAGGATTGTATGGCAGGTACGATTGATAACTCACTCATTGCTATTATTATGCCAGAGGATGAAGTTCCAATGATCTGGCGTGTACTAGCAGAGCGTACATATCCTAAGTCAGCATTACCTTGGGAAGCAGAAGCAGGTTGGGCAGGTCGTACTGAGAATATGACAATGGATGCCCTAGCAGCATGTGCTGGTGGTAAGATGTGGGAAGTATATGAACCAACTCCTCTCACACGTAAATATCTTGTAGACTTCGGGTATATCAAGTAATGTATATTGATACAGTTCACTGCTCTTATGATCTAGGCACTGGTTTCTGGAATCGTAATCTTCACACAAAAGAACTATCTCAGACATGTGGGTGCTATTGGATCAGTCCGAGTGGTGAATTGTATGAGATTAGTTACTCAGGCACACAGAATTATACAAATAATGATAGAGTGCCCTACGTACCTAATGGTAATCATGGTGTTGTAAGACCTATGAATATATCTACTACAATTAGATTACAACCTGTACATTGGGATGCTTACTATGCTAAGTGTCCTATATGCCATGTTACACTATATAATGGCAAGATTGTTCACCATTCAATACTATGATCAATGTCACCCAGAAAAGCGAAAACACCTTCATTATCGAGTGGGACCACGAAGACCCAGGTGAAAGTATCTTCAACTCATTCACCGAGGAAGACTTCATCGAAGTCCTCAGATACTACGCGGAAAGGTCACTCTCGATCGACAAGTACAGTAGACAGTCTAGAGAAGAATCTGAAGAAACTAACCACCTCTCCAGTCAAGACATCTACGAAGCAGCGTTCAAAACCAGTTACAACGACGAAATCTACCACCAAACCAACGAAGCGTCGTAAAGAACAAGCAATTAAAGTAATTAACTCACGGAAATTAGAATGGTTTCCGTGGGTAGACACATTCCCCTATTATCTTAAAGATGAAACTGAGAACAAAAGATGCTGGTTCGTCTGTGAGGATCATGCCACCAAATACATCGGACGATACAACTGTAAATACAAACTATACTACTATAGTGGACAACGAGGGTCTGATGACAATTCCAAAACAAATACTGGAAAGTCTTGACTGGCATCCAGGTGATGAGTTACAATGGGATATAAATGACAGTGTAATCACTCTTACTAAACTCAATGACTGATACTGAACGTTGGAATAGGGGATTAGATCTATTCATTGAATCTGTACTCAAACCCGACCCTAAACTTAGACAATGTGCTCATAATCAAGAGTGTTTTCATGAGTTGATGTGGTGTCGTGATAATGTACTAGACTATCTTAAAACTCTTCGTGCTACTGAACAATGACTACTGATAGAGAACAAAGACCACTGACTGAGCAACAACTCGTTGATAGTCGTCTCAATGAAATTCAAACACAAATTGAACAACTCATTGAAACTGTCTATCTCATGGGCTACAACAATGGATTGAAACAACCATGACTCTCACAATACAGGACATTGATCGTATTCTATTGGCATTGTCACGTGATCATGACCATGCTGATGCTAAACTTATTAAAAGTTTAGAACAATATCGTTATCGTCTCACTCGCCCATAATGTACGAAGAACTAAACTCATTTGAAGAAGCACTCAAACACTTTGGTACAAGAGTTGAATACACCATTGCCATGGAAATGTCAAGACGTATCACTCCTGAAGATGCTTATCAAATGATCAAGGATGAACTCAAAGAAGTTAAAAAGTGTCGTAAACTATTCAATAAGGAGCAAGCATAATGTCATCACCACGCCAAAAAGATCCATCCGATCCACTCTATGATCCTAATGATAAATGGAATGAATACAAGGTAGACTTCCATGCTAATGAAACACACTCAGATGATGAGTGGGATCCTACTACAGAAGGTAAGATTGCTGATCCACAAAATAGACACAAGGACAAAGTATTAGATAAGTTCTGTGATGATCATCCAGGCAGTCCTATGTGTAAAGTATTTGATGAATGACCATCAACGTATTACCACTGTTCCCTACATTATTATTCATTGATGATGTACCAGACTATCAACAACTGTTACCAGTAAAAGATCATCCTGGTGTACAGGCATCTAATATGGGTGGATGGCATTCAGATATTAAATCAATACCTGAACAACTCTACCCATATATTCCTTTCTCTAAGTTTACTGGGCGTTGTTGGTATAATATTAATACTATTCATCAAGGTAATTACTCTCATACACACCCAAATAATGATTGGTCTGGTGTACTCTATCTCAAAGTGCCTGATCCACAAGCAAAGATAGAATTTGAGAACCCACAACTATTTGAACAGTATTCTGCCATACAATCAATACATCAATTCCATCCACAATTAACACAACACTATAATTATCGTAACGTACATCAATTCACTCCAGTAGAAGGTAAGATAATTATTTTCCCTTCATCACTTAGACATAGAGTATTACTCTCTACTACAGATGAAGAACGTATCTCACTATCATTTAATATCAAGTTAGATTATGAATATCCCAAATGATTAGTACACTGTTTGTGCTCTCTTTCATATTACTACTTACAATTGGAATGGAACTCACCTGGCCTGTTAAGAAATAAACTTCACATTTACAATGGATGATCTAGTCAATCCTAAGACAAAGGAGTATTTGAAACTTAAAGAGTATATCCTATCACCACAGTTTTGTTGGTATTATCTTCCAACTAATGTACTATTTGAATCAGAGTATAATAACTTTGGTTTCTATGAACAGGAAATATTACGACGACAAGAGACAAGAACACACGCTAATAACCCACTCTTACCTCGTTTTGTACAGGTTTATAAACAGATACTACAACATAATAATATTACACCACAACCACCGTACCGTATTAATGTAAACTCAACTCATCCTACTCCAGATAATACTGATCCATCCCCACCACATATTGATCATGATTATCCTCATCAGAACATGATCATATACCTTACACCCACATACAATGGTCATACTATTGTACAAGGTGAACCACAACCAAGAGAAGAAGATGATATACTATTATTCAATGGTGAACATCATCTCTATCCACCACAATCCAATCGCCGTGTAGTAATAGTATACACATTACCATGAACTTTACACTCACAATGGATGATTATACTATCATTCTCAATGCCCTACACTACTACAAGAAGGTAGAGAAGTATCCTGAGTTCGCTCATTATACACCAGAACGTATTAATGAACTAAGAGATAACTTAGCACAACAACTTGTACCATCTAAGAATATCCTTGAGTAAGTACGATCATGGTGGACTACTACCAATACAATCAGTTAATATACTAAGACTCATCTCAGAACTCGAAGGATCATCTCAACTCCTCAAGTATCACGCTTTCGACGACGATATGAATACTATCAATGAGATGAAACAACGATACTACAAACTGTACTTCAAAACTGCTAAACAAGAACGTGACACCAACTCTTAAAACATTCACACAAACATCAAACAAATCATACGATAGACACCACTACAAAGTAATACTTACAGATGGTAGATACAAACTCTTTCAAGACTATGATCACATGAGAGCATTCTGGATGCAAACTAATCAAGTCTATGGTCTATCACAT